AGGATTTGGATTTGGTGTTCTTGGTCTTCGGCTGCGTCTTTGAGCTTTCCGAGGAGTCCTTTCTTTTCTTCCGCTGTTCCTTCCATTTGTTAACTTTAGCTTGTAGTTGTTTTTGAACTTTCTTTTTAATTGGTTCAAATAAAGATGAAGTAATAGATGTAGTTGCTACTGCTACGACAGCTGTTGTAACAGCAGTTATCACTACCGCAGGTTCGGGTAGTGGCATCTGTATATCTATAACAGGTATTTGTAATTTAGGTTGCTCTACTTGTTCTGTAGATTCCTGTTTAACGTCTTCAGGTGCCTCTAAATCACTCGGAGGTATAACCATAGGTTTATACGAGGGTATCCGAGCTGTAGGAGGTCTGAAGTAAAGTGAATCAGGTTTAGGTAGGTTTGCTCTAGGTAGATAAATCTGCACTAGTCATTCCAGCCTAAATCTGTTTTTATATAGAAATCATCTACTTCTGACCATGTACTACCTGCTGTTTTGACATAAACATTAGTAGCTGTAGACCAAGTTGAACCAGCAGTTTTTACATAAACAACATTAGTTAGATTAACTATTGCACCAGCTGATAAAACATAAACTGCACCCCACGGACCAACGTGTTCTGTTACGTCTCCTTTGCCTGCAACACGAACAGCTGGACCCCACGGACCTATAAAATCAAGAGTTTCTACATTCGCCTTTGCGGGTAAAGCCATTTATTCCTCCGCTTCTTCTGCTGCTATTCTTGCCGCTTCTTCTGCTTCCCATTCTGCTATTTCAGCATCTTGGGCTATAGTTTGAGCTTCTTGTTTCTCTGCTAACTGCAGAATTTCTGTATCTGTTAGTTCAGAATTAGAGTTATAATGAAACACTTTATTTCCATTTACAGCAATAATCAACCAATCTCCAGCAGGTCTTTTTTCTTTTCGTTTAATTGTATAAGTCATTATGCTTGAGAAATAGAAAGGGTATCAACCCATTTGTACGCTGTGCTCCCCTCACCAGATATTAAGGCATCAATTCTTGCCACGCCAGCAAGTGTAGGTGTAAATGTTAATGTTAATTGTTCCCATGTATTTGAATTATTAGTTGTGTTATAAACTACTGCATCTGATGTCAGCCCTATAGATCCGTTATAAGTTAATAATGCTGCTAATCCTATATCATCGTTTTCATTAGTATAACCTGATCTTCTTACATATACACTTACGGTAACTTGTGCATTAGCATAAACAGCTACTTCAGCAAGTTTAAAACGTAAAGGAAATGATTTCTCTCTTCTCATCGTTTGGGTAGTTGACAAAGGATCAAATTTCCAAGAGAATCCAGAGCCAGATTGCGTTACAGAAGAATCACTAGTTACTAAATAATGTGTGTAATATAAACGATGATCATTAGCTGTATCATTATAATTTATAAATGCTATTTGTGGTAAGTCATCTCTTTCCCATCCTTGATCAACATCGTGAGTACCGTCAAACAAGTTGAAGTCACTACCAAATGTACAATTAGTTAAACTTACATTATGATGCCAGTCTTCATGATGGAACATGCGAGTCTTATCAAAACTACAGTTATGAAACTCAGGGTTGGAATAATAATTTAGACCACTAGTGTATAGTAACTTACCAACCTGATTCCCACATCCTTTAAAATCACATCCTATAAAAACATTCCTTCCATGTAGAGAACTTCCTTGTCCAGGGTATAGACTGGTCTGATCAAAAGTACAATTTTTATATATTCGCTCGGTGGAGTTGAGATTGGCTGCTTCTAAACATCCATAAATTCTACAGTTATCTAATAATGTTCTATTAGCAGTAACTACATCTTCAGCTTGTAAAACAAATTGACAATTAGTAAATGATTGTTTTTGATGCTGTAAGCTAGAAGAACCAAAATAGTTTGCAGGTCTAAAACCTCTAACTACTCCAAACTCAGAAATATTTATATTATTACACTGTCTTATCTCCATAGATGAATACTGATAACTATGCTGTGCTAACCATGTACCAGCATTTGTATCTTGAGTAGACATATCTGTGCTGTTCCAGCCACCACTAATAGTTATATTATGTTCACTCAATAGCCTAAATGTATCATTCCCATAATCTTCAAGACTATCGTACATTTCAGGCTTTGAAAAACACTCTCTTTTATAAGTTGTAACTGTTTCAGTTGTGCCTAGATATGGTGTAGGTTCAGTAAATAATCCATCATGACTGTACCAATAACTATCTAAAATAATAATTTTATCTACAATCGCCATAATTGGATACCAAGCAGACATATGAGTAGTACCCTTACCAATTACGCTTCCTAAATGTAGAGAATCAGCAGAAGATGAAGCCTTACAAGCTATAACATTATCAATTTGAATTTCATTGTTATTATGCTCCATTGCTGAATCAGCATATAAAGTAATGGATTGAATTGAAGAGTTTAAATTTGTACCAAAATCATGAGTGTACCAGATCCATCTGTCGGTTCTATCTCCGCATGGCGGTTTAATTGGGACAGTATGAACTGATGTGTCACCGTCAGTATCAGTACACAGACGTATTGAGAATACATCAGTGTCAGTTTTTTGACCACTAGAGATGTAATCCCAAAAAAATTTAAAACTAATTTGTTGATAACCACTTAGATCTAATGTACTATCTAATTCAACATGAGCAACCTTCCCACTAACACCATTTCCAGGTTTAAATTTTTTAGCACTTTTATAACCAGATTGGTAGTTACTAGTCTCTCTACCTCCAGTGCCTTGATCAATTGTCCAATCTTTATCGCCACCACCACCTAGACCTTGATGACATATAATATTTTTGATAGGTGAACTAGCAAGTCTTACAGTAAATGGATTGATATTAGTATAAGTTATGTTATTAATATTACTAGTATCAGCAGAATTTTCTGTCCCATCTAGTGTGAAGTTATCGTTATCAGTTTTTGTGATTTGATAAACTCCTTGATAACCATTCAGACCGGAATCGTAAACAAAAATCGCATCACCTGTACTTAAACCATGGCTGGTATCAGCAACGGTTGTAGGATTACCACTACTTTGTCCATCAAAATTGCCTGTTAGTTGTCTGGAACCATCCAGAGGATCACCATGATTATAAGGTGAATCACTAGCCCAACTTGCATTGCCTAAACTTGTTGGCTCAGGTGATTTTATCCAACGAATTTCATCCCCAGTGCCTAAATTAACCTCATCCCACCATTTCTTTCTGTTTGCAAAACTTTGACCATTATTAGAGTCATTACCACCAACAGGATCGACATAGAAAACAGTCATTTAATTAACCTCCATAATTAGTATTTCACCCATATATCACCTACAGCCCCATCACCTCCTCCAGGTGCAGAACTTGAGGCATGGATTTTTCTAACTCCTGGTGTTGCAACTGCTGTAGAGGTAACTGTGCTTACTGTGCCAAGTGTTGTGATATTTGCTGAACCAGCCCATGTCGAAACGGCTGTATTCTCGACGTTATTTAAAGATAAATCTGTTTTAACTTCTGCATAGCTACGACCTTCAATACCACTAGATGTGAACTTTGCATAATCATCATCAGCTGCATCAGCATCATCAATCTGTACTAATTTGTCATCTGCTATTCCTACGTCAGCATTAACTGTTACTGTTCCTGATGTACCACCACCAGTTAATCCTGTACCTGCTGTAACGCCTTCTATATCTCCACTACCACCTCCACCAGATACTGTTTGCCATGAACAAGTACCATCACCATCTTCTCTTAAGAATTTACTACCACCTGTTTCACCTGTGGAAAGTATTGCTGTACCTTCAGGAGTCTGAGCAGCTACTGCAAAATCTAAAGTACCATCAGCATCTTGATAGGTAACTGTAATTCCAGTTTCAGTATTACCAGTAACCATTCCTCCAACAAAGTCTTCAACTTGTTCTTCTGTTAGTTGAGTGTTTGTATCTGGAGGTGTACCCCAAGTAGCATCATGTTTTAAAAACTGACCTGAACTTCCAGCTGCAGGAACATGAGCACTGTTACCTGTTGCAGCATTATGGTCAAAAGCCCAATTAGAACTTATAGCTTCATCAGTAACACCGTTAACTGGTGTGTCGTCTATGCTTACTTGTGTATTTGTATCAGGAGGTACTTGCCAAGAACAAGATCCATCGCCATCAACACGTAAGAACTTAGTTGTACCTGTTTCGCCTGTAGATATTACCGCTGTACCTTCTGGAGTTCCTGTTGCTGTTGCAGCCCATTTAACACCAGTAGCTTCACCAGAGTCAGCAGTTAAAACATAATTATTAGTTCCTACTGCTAATGCTGTTGGATCACCTGACCCATCACCTACTAATAATTCACCCTTACCGTCAAGGTCAGAGTTCATTACGGCTCCAGCACTATTTACATTGGTTGCATCAGTTACGTCTGCACTAGCTTCTATACCATCTAATTTAGTTTTAAGAGTATTAGTAAAGTTATTCTGTGTTAAACCACCATCTCCTACTGAATAAGTAGTATCATTATCAGCAGCCCATACAGCAGTACCTGCTGAATCATATTTCAGGAATTGTCCAGAAGAACCTCCTGAAGGGATATGTACATTACCTGCACTGGTAGGATGAGAATAATTATTAGCACTAGCTGTAATACCATTTAACTTAGTATGATCATCATCAGTGAATACATTAGAATCAGTAGCTGCTTCTACAGCTGCTCTTATCTCTGCATTCGTCTGATCTGCTGTAGCTGAAGCTTCAATACCATCTAATTTAGTTTTAAGAGTATTAGTGAAGTTATTCTGAGTTAAACCACCGTCTCCTACTGAATAAGTTGTATTGGTATCTGTAGGTACCGCCCAAGTTAATTCATCTGTTCCATCTTTATATTGTAGAAATTTTCCATCAGAAGGAGAATTACTAATTTTTAAATTATCTTCATCTACAATATTTGAAGCAATAACTGTAGCCCCATCATTTGTTGATGTAACCTCACCAGAATGATTAGGGTGTGTATAGTTGTTTGCAGAGGCTGCTACACCATCTAACTTAGTTTTATCCTCATCAGTCATTACACCCCAAGCTGAAGTTGTAGCTGCGGGTAAAGCTGTATTATTACCTGACGAAGATTCAACAGTTAAAGAAGTACCATTAGCTGTATTACTTAGATTTGATCCTCCTGAAGTAGCATCTACATATGCTTTAACTGATTGTTGACTAGGTACTTTAGTAGCAGAATCACTAGCCAAATTATCTTCATCTAGTAGATCAGATGAAATAGAATAGTTATTAGCAGAAGCAGTAATACCATCTAGTTTTGTTTTATCTTCATCAGTCATGAGTCCCCACGCATCTGTAGTAGCTGCGGGTAAGTTTGTATTACTACCTGATGAAGATACAACTGATAAACCAGCTCCAGAAGTTGTGTAAGATAGGTTTGTTGAACCTCCACCTCCACCACCGTCACCAGTTACATCAATTAATTGAGAACCTTCTTTTACATATAATTGGTTCTGGTCTTCAGCATAGACAATTTCACCTTCTTGTAAATCATCTATACTGGCATATAAATTTGTATAGGAACCCCTAGCTAATTTAATAGGGGTTCTAGTTGCTGGGGTTGACATAATTTAAGATCCGAAATCGCCTCCATCGTATACATCCGGGACAGTCACTGATGATGTTCCATTATCAAAATTACCTCCATCCATAAAGTGACTTTGTAAATATGAGTTCAGCGTATAATGTGCTGAACCAAATCTACCATAGTGGATACTTTCTACTAGCCCTGCATCTGAGGGCCAGCCTATATTCTTACCATTAGCATCATAGTTTCTATATGTCATTAGTTATCACCTATAGTTAAGTTAACCCACTGATTTCCATTGTATATAAATATACCTGCATCACCACCGGATGCATCAAATGCTCTTCCTGAAACAAACCCATTAGCAGTTCCTGAACTATGAGCAGTATTTGTAAGGGTTACATCAAGACCCGAAGTACCATGAGTTCCATCTCCAGTAACATGTATGACTAATATCTGTCCTTCAACGCCTCCAGTTATTGTACCAATTGACACTGCACCTGAACTAGAATATAAATTAAGAAAGGTTGAATTCAGTATATTACTACCAGTATTATCACTTGCATGTAATGCTAAAGTAGTTAAACCAGTAACATCTTTACTTACTTTACTAAGTACTAGTGGTCCTCCACATGTTACTGTTTTCTGTACTGCTGTTGTTAATGTACCAGCTACAGTTGCATTATCATCAATTGCGACAGTACCACCTGCAGAATCCAGAGTTAAGTTACCACTAGTAGTATCAATCTCATTCCCATTGATTTGGACATTATCAATTGTTGCACTACCATTGACATCTAAGACACCATCTACGGTTGTTCCATCGAGTGTTGTAGCACCGTCTACATCTAAAGTACCATCAATAGCTGTATTACCAGTACTATCAGCTACAGTAAACTTATCAGTATCTACTGTTATACCAGCATTAGCTGCTAAAGCTCCAGTTAGTGTTGTAGCACCTGTAACTCCTAATGTACCAGCTATAGTAGTATTACCTGTCTGACTAGCTACTGTGAACTTATCAGTACCGTCTGCTTGTTCTATAGTGAAGGTTTTATTATCACCTTTAATATTAACATTACTATCAAATGTAGCATCACTAGTGACATCTAATGTACCAGCTATATCAATATTATTAGATAACTTAGAACCAGTAACTACATCATCATCTATAGTCCAAGTACTACCTGATACGGTTATGTCGCCTTTATCACCATTAGTTAAAGCAGTACTTGTTACATTAGGTAACTCTTCTACTTTATATCTTATTTGATTAAAGCTATCATTTAGTTCTTTCGCTGTTACAGTACTACCAGCATTAAATGTATTAGTAGCTGCACTGACATCTGTTACTCTTTTTACTAATACTTTATCTCCATTAGACAAAGCAACTGTAAAGGTAATAGTAGCAGCACCACTATTACCAGATATTGAGTAGTCTGTAACTGATGCTTTCTTAACATATATTTCTGCAGTAGCTGCTGCTCCAGTACCACCTGATATATTACCAAATCCTACATTTGGAGCAGTTGTATAACCACTGCCTTTATTAGTAGGTACACCAGCATTATCTAGAGATACTTGACCATTAGCTACGTCTACTGTTAATGCTGCACTACTACCACTACCACCTGAGAATTCAAGAGCAGCATTAGTTGCATCAGCATAACCAGCTCCCTCTCCACCAGCCTTTAATACTACTTTTTCTACTTTACCTTGTCCTACATATATCTCTAAATCTGATGTCTTCACGAAAGGAACAGTGACACCAGAAACCACTGTAGGAGTTCCACTAATTGTAATTGTTTGTTCTGTTGCCATTGTTATTTATACATTGTTAAAATGTTTGCTGTTTCTCTTGTTTTAGTTTGACGCTTAAGATCTTTATCTAGCTGTTCTGCTTTTAGTTCCTGAATATCTCTATCCATAACAATAGTACTCCAAGCTATAGCTCTAGCTTTATCAAAAGCTTTACCTATTATGATATTATGATAATAGTCTTTAGATTCATATGCACCTCTATTACCATTTCTTATGTCTCTATGCATCTCTTCAACAGAAGCTATAATTCTAGGATCTTCAGCTAACTTATTAAGAGTACGTTCGAGATTCTGCATACCTAAAGCTTTCTGGAACTTAGATCTAATGAGTGGTGAATCAGTTAAATTTGTACCATCTGGACCGTAATAAACAGACAAACGTATATCATATCCACTATCGAATAATAGTTTTCTACCAGGTGAAGGGGTGAGATTTAGTTGTATAGGACTTACTGCATTCCACATTCTAGTGACAGGATCCCACTCTTTGACAGGTGTGTTGGGTTTCAGCATATCCCATTTAATAGGTAATGGTTCACTAGCTATATGTTCAGTTATTAAGTTCCTATTTCTTATAGCATTATCTATACCAGAACTTAATTCTCTAGTATATGGTGTAAATAGTTTACCAATTTCATTCCTTAAACCAGCTAAAGGTATTGTATTATTAGCTATATTAGCTAAAATACGTTCTGCTTGTCCAGGTCTACCTCCTACTAAATCAACAAACTGTTGCATACCAGCAAGATATGACTTACCAGTAACACCTTGAGCTAGTAAAAGAGATACTTTTAGTAATTGATCTTCAGTCCACTCTTCTCCCATTAATTGACTAGCATCACCAATGTCAGCTATCATGGAGAATATTTGGTTGAACGGTTCAATAGAATCATATCCAAAAGATATTCCTCCTACTGTTATATTTCTTTGCTTATAATTACCATCTATCCATACCTGTCTATTTTGTCTATCAATAGGACCGTTACCAGTTAGATCTCCTCTCATCCAAGCTTGAGTAGCCATGAATACAAGAGCAGAACCAATACCTAATCTACCTGTCTGTAATGCCTTAGCATTAGCAAGTTCAGCAGCATTAGTTATACCATATTTAGCAACATCTTCTAAGTTATTAGGAGTAGCAAAAGCTATATCATTAAACTCTTTAACTAAGAAGTTAAATCCAGGTGTATGTTTAGCAGTTAATTGTAAACCATTTACTCCAGTTCTAGCGAATAGGAAGAAAGGTTTAGCCCATGGATTAGCTTGGAAGACTTGGTTAAGACCACCAGCAAATCCAGTTAGTTCTTGAGTAAGAGTAACTTCTTTACGAGCAAACTTAGTAGCTTCATCAATTATATCTCCATTAGCATCAAAGATCTGACGATAGAAATCGTCTTCATATACTCTGATTAATTCTGGAGTTATCTCAGTATAAGCTGTTAGTTTACCTTGAGCCTGAGCGTCCATAGCAGACCTCATAGCCTTCTCTCTCATCTTAGCTCTACCTAATATATAAGCAAAAGCATCATCAGTTGCAGCCATCAACTTAGTGGAGTAAGTTAAGAAGTTAACATTGTTCATATTCCTAGCTAGATTAGCCATGTTGAACCATGCTCTATCTCCTATAGAAGCTCTTCCACTATCTTCAGCCCATCTCCTTAAGATTTCCCAGTTATCATCGCCTTTAGTATATTCAGCGAATCTAGTTTTAACAGTAGATAGATCTCCTTTCCAGTATGAATTTAACCTAGATTTAAATAAGTCAAATGATTCTGGTACGGATTGTATCATAGCATTCATTGAAGCTAATCCAGATCTAAGTGTAGCAGCATCTCCAGTAAAAGGATATCTAACAACACTACCTACAGCAGTAGACATAGGTCTGAGGAAGGTTGCTGTGCTTGTACCTAAAGCAGCTCTCATAGGGGTCTTAGGACCACTTAGGATGCTGTGTATCATTACACCTTCTAGTTCCCTCATAACAGCACCAATCTGTGCTTTACCTTCGATCTCTCCACCTTTGATCATCTTTCTAGCCCATGCATCAAAGTCATCTAGACTGTTAACAGTTTGCATAGAAGAGAATGCTTCAAATAGAGCCATCAATAAATTGTCATCTTCACTCTTATTAACGATATTAAGTATAGATTGAATAGATTGTCTAGTATCGGACATCTCCTTAGAGAGTGTCTCTTTTAGAAATTTTCTTTTTTTACCTGCACCTAATTCCCTAAAGTTTTGTGATTTAACAATTCTAGCTCTTTTAGTTTCTGTTAGAGCTACCATCATAGTATCTATTATTTGATCCAGTGGACCATCAATACTATTAAGATTAGCAAAGTCTGCTATTTCTCTACCAGCTATACCTCTATCTCTTATCTCTTGTAATAAAGTACCGATAACCATATCAGCTACTACTACATTTTGACTTGTAATAGTTTTAATAGCATCATCTGTACCTCCATCAAATATATCGAATGATTCGAATAGTTCTTTCAAGTACTCTTCAGCTGGCATATCAGCTGGATTCCTACCTTGTGTTATACGTTGATGTGAGATAATAGAATCACCAAAGACTTCAACAAGTCTCTTTCTACTACCACCAACACTATCTAACACCTTCTGGAATCTTTCAGTACTCATCAATCTTTTCAGAGTTTGTTCAGCAATATCAGGATCTACATTACCTTCTCTTGCTACTCTTTCTTTTTGAACTGGTCTTACAACAGTACCAGAAGATCCTTCTTCAGCACCCCATTCTGACCTCTGTCTCTTCTGTCTCTCCCATACTATGAAAGGATCATCTTGAGAATAGTGAGCAGCTTGTTCAGGGTTAGCTAGAGGTTTATTCTTACTGCCTCTGAATTCAAATTCATTCTTTCTTAGTTCTTGTAATCCTTTTCTAAGGGTTTCAAGTTCTACACTCTTACCTCTATCAGCTGCAGCTTGTATTACCTTTGAAGAACCTTTACCTAAAAGTATTGAAGCACCGTCAAATATAAGACCAATACCCATACCTTCAGTTATATTCTTTATTTTCATCCAGATAGGATGATCAGTATCTTTAGTACTAATTGGTGTATCTACCCAGCCATAACGATCTCTTAGCATACCTAATGCATTATGTCCATCTGATTCCTTAGATATCAAATCGGACGCAGCACCGACGCCAGCAGCTCTGATTAGACTATTAGCAGCTATACCAGTACTAGCTAGTGCTGTTCTACCTAGTGTTACTTTAGCAGTAGGTATGATAGCAGCAGCCATAGAACCGAAGTGTACTACACCTCTAGCTAATTTACCCCACCATGTTTTAGTTTCATAGGTATTACCCATGTTTACAAAAGGATCCCACTCAGGTTTGTATTCTCCTTTTTCTTCTCTTTCTCTTTGGATTTCTCCAGTTAGAGCATCAACAGTACGTTCTGGAAAGGTGGTGATAGAGGAGGCTGTATCCTGTAAGCCTCCTGCACCGATTGATACTAGTTCTTTTGCGTATGCCTTAGCACCCCATTTATCAGCGTTTCTTGGGTCTTGTTGTTCTGATACAGCTTGCTGTTCTTCTGATTGCTGTTGTTGTTGTATTTGTTGATTAGCTTCTTGTTCTCCAGCTAATCTATCTAAATACCTATTACCTTCTTCAGCTTCTTCAACGAGACTTTCATCACGTATATAGTTTGGATTTATTTCCATTAGTAAATCATTGTGTTGATTCTTCAATTTGTTCTAGAATACTAGGATCTAGAATTCCGTCTAACATATCTATAATTTGACCTATAGGAGCAGTACGTATCCATTCTTCAACATCTTCTGCACCTTCTCCTGTAAAGAATCTTTTTAACATTCTACCTAAAGCATTAAAATTGCCTTCCTCATCTTTTAAAGCAGACATAACTAAATCTCTTGTTCCTACTCCTGCTTTATATAAACCAGTTTGTTCGAAAGATTCTCTAGGAGTTTCTGTTCCACCTAACATAGAAACATCTTTTTCAGGGAATGCTTCTTGAACTCGTTCTACAAAAGATTTTTGTTCTACTTCTGGTTCAGCTGGTAATAAAAAGTCTTCTTCGAATGCCCTCATACCTAATTTACTATCTATCTGCAAAGCAGCTAAATCAGGTAGCATTGTTCCTGGTTGCGAATATGGTTCTTCATCACCTGTCATTTCTTTATAGGCATTGCTTAAGTCTTCAGAAACATACCCAGGTATTATCCAATCATTATTAGTAGAATTAAATTTATACTGTGTATTTTGATTATATATTAATGCTCCGTAAAAATCCGTCATTGTTAATTCAGGTTTAGATTCTGCTATCATTTTAAATGCCCAGTGAGGATCTCTACTAGCAGCTATTACATTAAGTGTATTAGCTGGGCTAACTTTACCTAATAAAAGATCTTGTAATGGACCAGGAACTATCTTTCTTTCTGGATTAGGTTCATAAGAACCTTTCTCAAGAAAACCTGTAGCTACAAGCCTCTGCTCACCAATCTCACGTTTAGTATATAACCTGTTAGTTTTAGGATCTCTTATTCCTGTTTGATAAAATCTAGCATCTATTTCCTCTCCTCTACCATGTGCTGCAGCCATCTCAACTAAAACTTTCCTTTCTGCTTCACTATGAGGGACATCCATATTTAGATGGAAATCACCATTATTTATGTCTTTAGAGAAGTTGACAGAAGCTCTTTGAAAAGATTGATCATAAACATTAACTGCTGTACCATCATAAAAACTTTTGTAATCTTTCTTTATAGTATCTAGTGTTCTTTCAATAAGTATTTCATCACTTAGTGCTGAACCTCCAGGTTGAGCTAATATAGTATTACGGACTTTTATATATGCTACTTTAGCTTGTCGATCTAATCTAGATTTTGATTCTTCATTTAAAAGATCACCTGTTAAACTGTTATCTTTAAGGAATTGAGCTATTGAGGCATCAACATAACCAAAGTGTTGGTCTTTCTGATCCTCTGATAATTTCTTTTCACTAGCATCAATCCATCCTTTTATTTTTTTTAAGTATTCTGGATCAGTTATTAGATAAGCATCTTCTTTAGTTATATAACCATATTTCTTGAATGTCATCTCAAGTCGATCAAATCTATTCTCTTCTGTTTCTTCAGCAGTAGATATAAGTTTTTTCACTTGCTCTGGTACTTCAGTAACACCCCAACTTTTTGAGTCCACTAAAAATTTAGCATATACTTCTCTAGCTTTTTCTAATGTCATCTCGCCTAATGGTATACTAGCTACATTGTCTTTCACCCATTGTGTAGTTAATTTCTCCTTATAATCTTGTTTGAATTCGTATTGTTGTGTTTCTAATTCCTTTATTGCATTAAGTATAGGACCAGTCTCTTTAGGTCTTTGTACTTGTAAAGATGTTTCAGAACCATCAGCCCATTTTTGAACATAATTTAGTACTGCTCTGCCTGTACCTGGTGGTAATTTTCCATTTAGGATACCTTCATGTACTATAGATAAAGCTTCGCTGAATGCGTCTCCTCTATTTTCAAATTCAGCTTTAAATCTATTTACATAATCTACTACTACTTTACCAGCTGCATTAGGATCTGTTTTATTTTTTAGAACGTTATCATATACATATGACTTCTTAACTTCTGTAGCTTTCTCTGCTAAAGCTAATGAGTTTTTAGTACTCCATTCACTGTGTAAAGTCTTATATAAATCTATAACTGATGGTATGACAATATCTTCTATTTCATATTGGGAAACACCTTTTGTATATAAAAGATGTCTAATAGGTCCAGTAAGATCATTGAAAGTCTTTGTAAACTGTTTTTTATCATCTGCACCTAATAACTCAGTTTCTCTTAGAAAAGGTGTAAAATAGTCAACAATTTGTTCTGCAAATTCTACTATTTCTCTTTGCGAAGGATTATCAGATAAAGCTATACTAGCATTATAGATATCAGGATTACCTGTTTCTTTTGCTACTGCTTCTGACTCTTTTAGGAATCCAATCTCAGTCTCTTCCCTTTCTTTTGCTTTTTCTGCAAGTGCTTCTTTGGTAAATTTGTTATCAGCCTCAAACCAAGGACTATCTTTACTTAATATATTTTTTCTATACTTATCTGCTTCTTTTAATTCTTTAGCATACTTGGCTATTTCAAAACCAGTTTCAGTTAATTCAAGTAAAAGTGGTGATACATCTTTTAATCTTAAATACTCTTTATTAATCTCTCCTTGTCGTGCAAAGAAAGTTCTATAATCATCTACACTTTGATCTATTCTTTTATTTATAGATTCAGCGAGATTAGGTTCAGACTCAGCGTAATTATAAGCACTGATATCTGGGAGTGGATTATTTGGAAAAGATGATGTCATAATTAATATTCGATAGCTGAACCTACACCAGACATTGCACTACCTACAGCAGCTCCATGTGTAGCAAGCCAACCTGAAGTTGCTAATGATGAACCACCAGTAGCAATAGCTCCACCTATTGTCAAACCTATCTTAAGTGCTTTTGTCAATTTATTTGTCTGAGGTATTAAAGTTGGTGGTAGTTGACTAGGAGGTAATCCTAATGCTTGTCTATTCCTTGCTCTTTGTGCAGTAAACTCTCTCTCAGCTCCTAAATATTGTCTAGCTAAATTAGATCCAACAGTATTACTCATTTGATACTCTAACATATTCTTCTTAGCTAGATGATTCATAAGTGCTTTTCTACCAGCAGTTCTAGATCTACCTTCTTGACTACTTAATCCTGATTCTTTACTGCTTAAATATTCTCGTAAAACATTTTCCGCTTTACCTCTAATAGAACCTTGTGCTCTTATTGATGATTCAGAGATATCACTAATAGTACGACTTAAACCCATAGCAGTTCTATGTAATCCTGTTACATAGTATGCTCCACTATTTAAGTAAGAAGTATGTCTACTATATGTTTCATGTATTTTCTGTTGATGTGCTGCTTCAGCTTCAGCAGCTCTACTATCTGCACACACGGCAAAACTCGATAAAGGACAATTGATTAGGTCCATACTTGAGTTCTCTTAAGAACTTGAAACCTAAAAATTTGAGTAGTTTTAAATGTACTATGTTACGTCGATCTACAATATTCCAAAGTAAAGGTTCTGTTCTACTCTCAACAAACCTTTTGGATTCTCTTGCAAACGTATGTGGGTATTCTTTAATAGCTTCTGTGCAAAGCATCCATATAGCTCCTTCTGGATTTACTCCAGCCATACCAGCAGTCTTGCCGTTAGGCACCGTGAAGTACACAGCAGAGCTCTCCTGAGCGATGAATTTAGCATATCTTATAGGATCGCACCCGTGACCCTCTTCTAGCTCTCTACGGTCTTCTAGACGTAGATTAGAGGCTACCTCTATAGCAGCCTCCAATGTTATTGGGTGAATGTATTTAGACACGTTTATAATATCTTTGTGTATAATCTCCTTCCCAGCTCATTGAATGTAATGTAGCAGGTGTAGGATTGGTTGATTTAAGTGTTATATCTACGTTTGTATTCCTTTCATATACTGGAATAGTTTTAATTGTTTCTGATAAATATGGAGCATCTCCTAAATCATAAGAATCTAAACTACGAGATTCATAGATTTCAGTATATGGATCTTTACCTACTTTACTAGTTAGTGTAGTTTCATAAGAACCTACCTTACCGAAGTTTAAATTAATCCTATGTATAATTAAAGAAGCATTAGCATCTGTTCTACTAACAGTACCTTTAGTTGATGATAAATACATTGTAGGAAAGTCTACTTGATAATCATATAAGAAACCTATATCTACTGTAGAACTAGACCAATCTCCTGCTGCCTCAATTAAATTACCATTCCTAGTACCTTTACGATATCTTCCATCAGTATCTATAACAGCTATATCATTAGTATTTGATGAGATATCAGATAACCATGTAGTAGTAAATGTTGTTGTATTATTACTAGAATCATATGCACCACCAGTAACATTAGCTAAATAATTATCTAGGTGTACTAAATAATTAACTCCATCTTCGTCAATACTTTCATCAGAATCTGTTTGTATAAGACTAACTTGTTGTAAGAAATTATCGTCATCTAATAAATAAAACTGATCATCTACTATGAAATGATATTTTATTGATTGATTAAACTTCCATTTAAACCAAGATAGTTGTGGTCTCTGTTCTCCTACATTTAAATACTTAAGTCCATACAGTGTACCACTATTATTACTGAATAGTATTATCTGATTTTCTCTAGAATTAGATATTATACTTATATTTTTTGGTAATAAACTTGGTACTAATTTACTGGTCTCTACAATAATTGGTTCTCTTTCTCTATCTACTAAAGACATCTCATTGAACCTACTATACTTACCAGAATTATCTATATAACCTATAGTAGTACCTAAAGATATAGGTGGTATACTTTTATTATAATTGTAAGTAGATACACTTTTTAATTTAGCTGTATCTGGATTAAGTATAGTATCATCAGAAGTAAGTAAGAATTGTTGGTTAGTACTGAATACTAAAAGACCAACTGTTAATTCTATACCGTCAAATAAAGCAGCTGGAAATGTAGAACTACTAGCTATATCAATAGGATCAACAGCACTAGTTGTTATAGCTGTTTCAGCCCAGAAATTAGGTGTAGTAAATTCACCTGGTTGAGATGCTATTACATTTTCACCAGATAAAAATACTAATCTATTACGAAAGAATAAGACTTTATTTATTTTATTATTAGCAAATGTAGGTAATGGGTTTGTTGTATCATCTCCTATTTCTCGATCAGCCCATGTATTCTTCTTAATTAAAAAGTCTCCATCTGCTTGACGTGAAAGTATATGAGGCATAGTAGTAGCATCAAAGCTTTTAACTATACCTGGTGCTGCACACTCCACCCAGTCACCATTACCATCTAAACCACCTTCACCTTTAAATTTCAAGTAATGATCATCTTCTTCTGATATAGAAGAGTTAACCACTTTAACAATGTAGTTATCTTTACATTGATTAGGTAGTAAACTTACATTATTAACTTCTGACTGCATTACTCTCATCAAATCTGGATCAGTTATTTCTACATTAAATGAAGAATCAGAATATAAATATATTCCATTACCAATGACTTTATAAGATATACCTGTACCTTCTAATTCAGCTGTTATACCTCCTATTATAGTATCCGTCGTTATAGCTGTATCAGCATCGAATGGTGTTGGCTCAGGACGTACTGCTTTTATATTTGCCTTTATACTCGTTGTTTCTATTTTATCTACTTTTAGAGTATACTGTGGTTTAGTAGTATTATTAACTCCAGTTCCTCCACCGCCAGCAGCAGATAGCATAGCAACTGTAGCTTTATCAGTATGATCCCAACCTTCACCACCATGTAATAAGTTTACTGTTTTACTATAGTTACATACAAAATGATCAGGAGAAACACTACCATCATCATCTGATGAGGTATGTTGGCTATTCTGACCTAATGTAGTTATTCTAAATATTAGATTCTTTTTACCAGCTGCTTCATTATATGCTACATCATCATTATTAGTAACATTAATTGTAAGATTACCGTATGAATCTTTAGAATCTACATAGAATACTTGTGTACCTATACCTCTGCAACTTCCAGTGGTATTACCTGTTGCTAATGTATCTTCAATAAGCCTTAGACTAGTAGCTCTTTTTACAGTAACTAAGTCTGCATCTGCATCACTATTGTATAGATTTAAAGCGTACTGTCTACCATTCTCTGTTCTTAGTATCTCAACATAAGCAAAGTGAGCATGGTCTCTGGCAGTAGTTGTACCTGTAGTATTAACAGTTTTAGTTCTATTATTTATATAAGTAGTATCATTGATACTTAACGTTTGTAAATCCTCTGTATCTGTAGCAGTACTAGGAGTTAAGTAAGTAGTTATAGCAGTATGATCAGAATTAAATTCATCATATGGACTGTTATCTGTATGATAAAAGACATTTTTTTCAACACCATCTACACAGCTCCATACTCTCACCTTACCATCACTAGCTATTTGTCCTATATAACTACCTTCAGACTCATCTCTATAGTAGTGGAACCAAGAACCATTAGATTGTACATTAGTTAGTTTACCAGTTCCTACTCTTTTACTGCCAGGTCTTTTATATAAACCTAATGTTACATCAGGTATAGCATTTAATATACTTTTAGTCTGACCTGGGAATTTCAATTGATCAGGCTGTTGTGACATACCTGCAAAGTAATTAGGTATTTGTTGTGAAACTCCAGTCATTATCTTCTAAGATTCCTCCAGGGTTTATAAGTAGATATAGAGCTGTCATCTGGGAATCCAAACATACTATGATTACCTTGATTGCATTCATACTCCATGCAAGCTGCCCTTGCAAGAGCCTCTTGTGAAGATAATAGCTTAACTAGTTCAGGGTTAGCTACAAGCTGTGTAGCAGCCATTCTAGACGCTCTGTAGGTTATGTATCTTCTAAAGACTATAGGTATGTTTTCAAATTCATATAGGTATACAACATCTAAATCTATTGCTTCAGTCCATTTATCAGTATGATCTAATTTATCATATAACTTTCCATTCTTATTTATTACATCATATTCTCTAGAAGACCAATCATCAGACACATCTAGTTTAAGTATATTATCTGCTATAGTTATTACATCATTAACTGGAGTGAATTCTACATGATTCTCTGTGTTGAAGTGCCAGCCTTCACTCTGTACATCAACATTAGAATCTCTAAGTAGATTAAATATAAATGCTACTTCTGGATTTTCAAAGGTTAGGGAGGAAATGGGAGACTGTCCTATAGCTCCCAGTATTGAATTTACTGCGGAGAGTTTTGTCTCGTTATCAATTGTCGTGGTAGCCATAAGGATTATTGTTTAAGGAGGGAGACCGAAGCCTCCCTATGTGTTTAAGTTACATCGCAGCTTATACCAGGATAAGCAATTCTGAGGTTTTGAGTTTCAGATTTGATAGCATTAGAACTACGAATATCGGTACCCCCACCATCGGTGCGAGATACGCTTTCACGGACTGCAACAGCAGCACTACATACAGCAGTGTTACCAGCAGCGACTGAGTTAGCCATAATTATTTATTTAAGTTAGCAAGCTCCATATTTCAGAGCTGATAATCCATTAGATAATACAGTTCTACCATATTCTCTAGGAGTTGGCATATTCAGATTGATGGATAGTACTCCACCTATGCCTGTAGTATTAGTTTGCTTCTTGCAAACCCCAGGAGCAACTGACATAATATATACCTCTTATGCGCTGTTAAGAAGTTCGATTGAAGCAGCAGGGTTAAGTGTACCAACTCCCATTGCTAAACGACCTACGATAACATCACCTTGATAAAGTACTGATACGTCACCTGAAGTTACTTGAACTTGAGGACCAATTGCTTCTACAACAGCAGCGGCATCTTTATAATAGATTAGACCACAGTGGTTAGAGAAGTCTGCTGAATCAGCAGGTTGACCTGTACCAGCAGCACTGTTAGAACCAGTCTCTTCAGTTACAGTACCAGCTAAGAATGGTAGGTTATTAGAACGCTTGATTTGAATACCAGCGATTTCATATAGACCTTCACCAGAGTTTAAGTTACCCTGATTGTTTCCATAGTCTCTGTTGAGAATGTTTGAAGATACCTGAGATACTAGTGCATAGTACTGACGTGGGTTTAGCACAGCAGTTCTGCCTTGCTTAGGCATATTCTTTTCATCAAGAATAGAAGCTGCTTCAAAGAAAGCATCAACTAGTGCTTGAGCATCATACTCTTTACCAGAACCAAGTTTGATCTGAGATCCACCAGGCTCAGGGCCGGGTGCTGCAGTGATTGGAGAAGCTTGTCTAGCTGACTTAGCAATAGCTCTGAAGACTTTCTTATCATAAGACTCAGCTAAAGCATGACCGATCTTCTTACTGATTTCTCCACGAAGAGAGTAATGAGCAAGTGTTTCATCTAAGTCATAGATAAATGCTGAACTGATAAGGAGGTCATCACAAGTGATGGTCTTCTCTGCTACTGGAGGATCACCCGAACCGAGTATAGGGGTTCCTGGGGTGTGATATGCAGCTTGCATACGACCCGTGAAGATGAACTGTAAAGATTTACCGTTCTTTAGTGAACGTCTCTGTACTGTATCTCTTGCGATTGTTGCTGACTCATAAGCTTTGAAGAGCTCTCCTGAGAACAGCTTGAGGTAGGTTCCATACTTACTATCATAAGCATTAGAACCAGAAGTATCAGATACCAGCTTATTAACTGAACCTAATACTGACTGTGTGGCATTAGCCATTGTTATTTAAAAAATGTATTTGTTTACTGTCTTCCAGCTGAAAATTTTTTGATCATTTGTTGTGGTCTATCCCACCGTCTAGACGGCTAAAGGGTATCCTCCATAGAGGGCCAAAAGCCAAAGGAAAAGGAGTCCGACACTGAGGTGCTCCTGATCCGAAGTCATTTAGAACTTCTTGATTTCAACGTATGATCCTTCAAGAACAATTACAGGAGCTGCGTTGTTAGCTACTTGTCCAAATTGAAAATTAACAGTACCAGCTGTAGCACCATTTTCAATTATACTTTCCCACTCTAAGTAACCAGCTGTACCAGCTACATCTATTTCTTTTACAGGATCAGCTGCTACATCTACATCAGAAACCAAAGTTCCATCAGGTTCTAAACCAGTAGCTGCTGAATGAATAGAAGTTACTGTTGGAGTATCTAGTTTGAACTTAGCTCTACCAGTAGTATTCTGTGTATAATGAATGCGATACTTAAGGACTAGTCTTTCATACTTACCTATAGCAACATTGAAAGGTGTGATAGTTCTGTAAGTAGCACCTTCATCAGTTGCAGCAGTTTGATTACCAGCTGGACCATATCCAGCAGCATCTGTTTCCCACTGTTCTGCTAGTACTTTGATATCCCAAACAGGAGAACTATAAACTACACCACCTGTAGTGGTGTTGACATTAAAAGCCATTATTAAATTAATCGAGTCCAGTATGGTTCCGCCATACCAGTGTTAATCCCTGACCGACTACAACGGACCGTAGCGGTTTAAGGTCAAGGGAATTAGTTAGAGATCCTACACTGAGGTGTCTCTAACCTATGGTATTGAAGGTGTGATCCTTCAACATAAATAAAAAAGGCCAGCAGTCCGAAGACCACTAGCCATAGTTCATTGAATTTCTTCACAAAGTAGAAAGAGCTTCTTCTAAAGAAATATCTTCATCGAATAGTTCTTTAGTTTCCTCATGCTCTTCTGGTTTGTCGTGATGAGATTCGGTTTTAGGTGTTTGATGAGTCATCTATTAATTAAGATTTGGTGTACTCAACGCCACGATACTTGAGTTTAGTAGCTCTAGCATATACTCTTTGCTCTTTGAGTCGAGCTTGAAGTTCTACTGAAGGCATAATAATTCCTCTAGTACCAAGCCCCGTTCCATGCTTGGGTGTCATGCGCCTCTGATTTA